TGCCGGCGGGTCCCTGGATCGGCGTCTTGGCGAGCGCGAGATAGGTCTCGTGGAGCGTGACCGTGAGCCGGCGGGTCGCGCTGATGCGATACTCGAAGGCGACTTCGAGTGCGGCATTGCTCGCCGCGTCGTCGAGCAGCAGGGTGTTCTCGAACCGGCTGGTGATCTGGCCGGTGGCGCGCGAAAGCCCCGGGTCGACGCCCTCGATCCTGAGGTCGTCGCGGATGGTGCGGACGATCTCGATGCCGTTCGCGAAGCTGATCGAGCCGCCGGTGATCTGCGCGAGTGATGCGCCGTTGCGGCGGATCGAGCCCTGCGCCTTGTTGAACGCGGTGTAGTCGCGCGTGGTCGGCGTGCCAGCCGCGGACGTGGCCGCGCGGGTCGAGCCCTGGCCGATCAGGCCGACGGTGGCGGTGGCCGCGCCGGAGGGGGAGAAGTCGATCTCGCAGGTGTCCGCGCGCACGCCGCTCACCACGTCGAAGTTCGGCACGTCCGGATAGGCAAGCTCGATGCTGTTGGACGGCAGCGGGGAGGCGCCCGAGACGAAGGTGTGCACGAAGTCCGGATTGGCGCCGCTGCTCGCGGGCGGGCCGAGCAGCAGCCGTAGCCAGTCGCCGATGAATTCGAGGTCCACCGGCACGACCGCATTCCCCTGGACCGTCACGATATCGCGGAACGGCGGGGCGACGTCACGGTTGGGGGCGAGGCCGATCACGTCGGCGTCGATGAAGGGCTGCTCGGCGCCGAGATCGCAGGAGACGAACGGCATCAGCCGCCAGTCGCCGGAGGGCGGCGTGCCATACGCCGCCTCCACGGCCATGTGCAGCTTGCTGTTCGCGCCGATGGCACGCGGCATGGGAACCTCCGCTGGTCAGGAGAGCGGGGTCTCGCCGGTGGTGAACCAGAGCGAGACCGGCACGGACGCGGCGCGGACCGAGGCGGCGCCGTCGAAGGCGATGTCGTCGAACGAGGGACTCTCGGGCTGCGCCCACTCGACCGCGCCACCGAGCGTGCGGTCGGCGACCACCGCAGCGGCGATATCAACCAGCAGTGCATCGAGTGCGGTGGCGCGGGCCTCCGGAGTCGTGCCAGGAGCGGCGACCACGATCTCGGCGACGTGCCGCACCTGCCAGCGCAGCGGCGAGAGGATCGCGGTCTCCTCGACCGTCTCGCCGTCCTGGATCATCACCAGCCCGCCGGCGGCGATGCGCTGCGGCACGGTCTCGCCCCGCAGCACCTGCGATGCGGGCGAACGTGCCGCGAGCGCGGTCGAGAGTGCGGCGTGCAGCGCGGCGATCGCCGCCTCGCGGGCGCTCACAGCCATCCGAGCACGCCGGCAGCCCAGCGTCCGAGCACGTGGAACACCGCGAGGGCAACGAAGGCGACGAGCCAGCTGAGTGCAACGCCGAGCGCGAGCAGCGCCAGGCAGCGCCGCGGCGAGAGCTTCTCTGTCATGGGGTGACTGCCTCCCATTTCCGCACGATCGCGGCGGGCAGGCGCGCGAGCGCGCGGTGGCCGGCACCGCGCACATCCAGCCGCTTGGCGAGCTGCACCTGGGGCACCAGCAGGAACATCGGCACGAAGCCCTGTTCGAGCAGTTCGCGATGCCACGCGGCGCGCGTGGCCGAACGCATCTTACGCCTTGCCACTTCGACCAACCCGCCGGCGATCAGCGGCGCACGCCGCCGTCCCACACGCTCCCCCTGACGCACGGGCAGGCACCAGACGAAGCCGCCGGGACGCTCCTTCATCGGCCGCAGGAACGCCTGCCGGCTCGCCACCATCTGCTGCGGCGTCACGCGCATCCCGCGGCCGCGACGTCCCTGCGGCGCATTGAAGCCGGTGGGGATCGCCAGGTACCGGCCGCCGCGGGCGCGGATGGTCGCGCCGCGCTCGAACGCATCGACGATGCCCGGCACCTTGGTCCAGACGATGCCGGCGGCGCCCAGGCTCTCGCCCGATTGCGGGAACACGCGCGAGCGCCAGGCATTGGCGATGCCGCGGCCGCGCGCACCGAACGCCGCAACCACCTGCTGGCGCAGCTCGCCCTTCAGCCGCTCGGTCTCCGACCGCACACCGCGCGTCACCGCCCGCTCGCCCGCGCGCACCTCCTGTTCCAGGAGCTTCTTCAGGCTCGCGCCGAGCGTGGTGGCGAGCCGCATCAGAGACGCCCTCGCGGCACGCGGACGATGGTGTCAGCCATGGCCGCGCTTCCACGCCGTCAGAGCAGCGGCGCCGGCGATCGCGCCAAGGATCGCGGCGGTGATGATGCGTGCCGTCGTGGTGAGCACGGTCTGACGCACGCTGCGCCAGTCGGTGAGAAGCGCGCGCAGGTCGCGGATGTCGTCACCCGCCCGGTCGTCGTGCAGCCCCACCGAGTGCAGCGCCTGGCGCGCGCCCTCGGCAGCGGCCTTGGTCAGCATCGCATGCAGCTCGGCCTTGCTGATCTCGATGCCGTCCGGACCGGTCATTCACACGCCCCCCGAATGCGCGCGCGCAGCTCGCCGTAGTCCTCGACCAGGCGCGCGAGCACGCTGTCGGGCGGCAGTGCGGCGAGCTCGTCGGCAGCCCGCATCTGCACTTCAGGCGGATAGGGCACGAGTGCCGGGCAGAGCGGCCCGTCAGAACCGGCCGCCGCGCAGCCGGCGAGCAGCACCGTCGCCGCGATAGCGAGCCGCTTCCGCATCGGCTTTCTCCCGAACTTCCGTTTCGCGCTTCAGCGCCGCCCGCTCGGCATCGCGCGCGGCGTCACGCCGACCCTTCAGGTAGATCGCGCCCACGGCCGCGACGGCGGCCGCGAGTGCGGAGAGCTCGCGCCAGAACCGGCCGAGCAGCGCGCCGATCACCGGGCAACACGCAGCTGCTGGCGCCAGCGGTGCCAGAGGAACCAGGCAGCGACGGCGGCGACGACGCACGCCACGGTCCAGGGGCCGAGCGCGCGGAGGATGGTGGCGATGCCCTCCGCGTGCGGCGCGATCGCCGCCGCGGCCTCGAGCACCGCCGTGGTGCCGAGTGCGGCTGCCGCCGTACCGGCCGCCGCCTTCGCCGTACCGCTGTGCGCGAGGCCAGGCTGCACCAGCCCGGCCATGCGCAGCCCCTCGGTGAGGGTGGCGTCATCGTAGGGCTGGCCGCCGAGCTCGACCGCGATGATGGCCTCGACCAGCGCCCGCATGGTCGCCGGCGCGTGCACGTCGATCGCCGCGTCGCGCCCCACGCCCATCCGCCGCGCCACCGCGGTCACATAGGCCTCCGTGGGGTTCTCGTGGTCGGGCGCGAAGCGGTTGATGATCGCGCGAACCGTGCGCAGCCCGTGCCGGTCCTGGTACGCCTGGAGCAGGATGGCGAGCGCGCGGATGCCGTGCTCGTGCGAGACGAAGCGGCAGAACCGCCCGTCCGAGGGCGGATCGGCGAGGCCGAGCCATTTGTTCGCCGGGCTGTGCTCGATGTTGCCCGGGTTGCGGTTGCGATAGCCGCGGCTCTTGCGCGGATCAGGTCGGCTCATGGCTCTCTCCGGCAGAACACACGCCACGCCACGCCGAGCGCGTCACGCTCGGCATGGGTGACGGTCAGAACGTCAGATTCGAGGGTGACGCTGTCCCCCGCAGCGAGGTCGGGGAGGTCGGCGACCGCGGCGGTGAGCACGTCGGTCGCCTGGATCACGGCGGCGTCGAACGCGCCCGCAACCCGGTCGGGCGACGACCGTACCACGCGCACGGACACTGGCGACCCGACGCCACCCTGCCGCCACTCCGCATCCACCCCGACGTGCGGGTCGGCGAGGAGGTCGCGGAGCGCCGCGGAGAAAATCTGCATCTGCGTCAGCCTTTGACGTGGCGCCGCACTACCAGGGGCGTCTGGCACCGAACTCGTTAACCTTCAGGTGCGATGGTCACGGCGTTTGCAGGGAGGTCATCGATGACGACGACGAGCGATCCGGGTCCTGTTGCGCGATTGGTGCGCCTGGATCCGCGCACGGTGTGGCAGCGCGAGGCGGGCAACTTCACGCCGTGGCTGGCAGACAATCTCGACGCCCTGTCCGAGGCCCTGGGCATCGACCTGGAACTGGTCGAGCGCGAGGCGCCGGTCGGCAACTTCTCCGCCGATATCGTCGCGCGTGACCCGAACACCGGACGTCTGGTGCTGATCGAGAACCAGCTCGAATCGACCGATCACAGCCATCTCGGCCAGCTGATCACCTACGCAGCCGGGGTCGGCGCCGGGGTCGTGGTGTGGGTCTCGCGGGAACTCCGCGAGGAGCACCGCCAGGCGCTGGACTGGCTCAACCAGCACACCGATGACGGGACGAACTTCTTCGGTGTCGTGGTGGAACTGCTCCGGATCGACGAGTCGCGACCGGCGGTCAATTTCAAGGTCGAGGCGTTGCCGAACCGCTGGGTGCAGCAGGCGAAGGCGCATGTCGCGAGTGTCGAGGCCGTCTCCGAGAAGCGGCTCGCCTACCAGGCCTTCTTCCAGGAGCTGATCGACGAGCTGCGCACGACGCATCGCTTCACCAATGCCAAGGTGGCCCAGCCGCAGAACTGGCAGTCCTTCTCCAGCGGGATCAGCGAGTGTGTGTATGGTGCTTCGTTCTCCTCGGGCGACCGCTTGAAGGTTGAGCTGTACATCGACTCCGGTGATGGCGACCTGAACAAGGCGATCTTCGACACGCTGCTGGGCCGCCGCGCGGAGTTCGAGCGCAGCTTCGGCGAGCCGCTCGAATGGGAGCGCCTCGACAACCGCCGCGCGTCGCGGGTCGCCGTCTACCGCCCGGACTCCTCGATCACGGCAGGCTTGATCGCGGAGATGCGGGCCTGGGCGGTCGATCGCCTCCTGAGGATGCGATCGACCTTCGGCCCGGTCCTGCGCTCCACGGTCGACGAGGCGGCTGGACGCCTGCGGGCTTCGCGATCCACCAACGGCGGGGAGCCTTCGGGCATCGACGGCTGACGTGCGCGCCCGTCAGTTCGAGGAGAAGATCCGCACAGCGAGGCGCGGGCGCTTGTTGATCGGCAGGATCGAGGCCTCGGTCTTGACGTCGATCCCCGAGCCGTCGCGCCGCGGCAGCTGGCGCGCATAGATCGGCAGGCCGACCGTGTTCACGGTCTCGATCAGGTTCGCCGGCGCGCCGTAGGTGACGAAGGTGTCGAGCGTGCCGAGCGGGAACGCGATCCCCTCGCCCGCCGGAACGAGCTTCTCGGTGCCGCCCGTCGAGAGCGTCACCGTGGCGTTGTACTCCTCGAACACCACGCCGGAGAACGGGAAGCGCCGACGGGTATCCTCGCGCAGAGGCTGGGCACCCGTCGAAGCGTAGTACTTGTACGCCTCCTCGACCTTGGCGTGGCCGATCAGACGGTCGAAGAACTCGGGGCTGACCAGGGCGTGCACGCCGGTCATGGTCTCGCCCTTCAGCTCCTCCTCCACCAGCCGCAGCAGGGTGCGCACCTTGGCCTGCACGCTGGTCGTCGCGGTGCCGAGCAGGAAGTCCACCGCGAGCTGGGCCAGGCCGAACTCGGTGAAGTAGTTGTAGAGCGTCACCCCGGCACCGTCCTTGACGATGCCGCGCAGCGCGTTGACCTCCATGTACTCGCGCGTCTGCGCGTGCTTCACGCGCATCCGCGTCAGCTTGCGCTCCATCACGGTGGCGAGGGGGTCGGCCGCGTCGGCCACGCCGAAGCCGCGCACGCCCTGGATGTCCTGGGGGGTGATGACGTCGTCGTGCGGGATCCAGGGCACGGTGAAGGAGCGCATCGAGCGGAGGTCGCGGTTGGCGACCGTGGCCGGCCCGCCGAGCGGCACGGTGGGCAGCAGGTTCAGCACGCCCTCGGCCTGCTCGATGATCACCGAGCGCTGGGTGACGCCCTCGAAGCGGAACAGGCCCATCTGCCCGAGCCTTGTGTAGACGTTGGGCAGGATGTTGATGGCCTGGGTCATCTCGGCGAGCGAGTAGCCGCCGGCGTCGAACGGATTGATGATGGCGACCA